AGTTGTCGCGGGATTTCTCGCTTCTGTATCTCGACGTTAAAGCCGGCCATCAATTCGTCGACGGTATCGCCCTTGATGCTGTTCAGCGATTCAGCCAGGCCGGTATCGAGCGTCTTCGACACTTCGTCGATCCACGCACGCACGAACTCGACGGACGCACCGGACAGTTTCGACGGATCGAACTCAACGTCCTGTGCGCTGCCGAAAAACGACCCGGATGACCCGCCCTTGAGACCGCTACCGCCAAGGGTACGCCCGGCCAGGTTCACGGTTCCGCCCAATCGTTGAACGCCTTGGGTCAGGATGGAATCGAGTGCCGCGAATTGATCCAGCAATCCGCCAGCTAGTCTCCCGCCATCCGGAAGCCGCCTCGAAACCGCTGACAGACTCAACCCGCTCTCTGCGGTCATTGTCCCGCTGGTGCGGTTCTCAAATCCTGCATTGGAGCCGGCAGTAACCCCCGCGTAAAGCGTTTTGTTTTTGCCGTCGGAGCCAAGCATTCCACCGATAATCGGCGCGGCAATGCCGGCAATTGCAGCAATCGTCCCCAGCCCTCCGGGTATCATGGTGGATAGGCTGTTAGCCGCATTATTCGCGGCCAGCCCGAATGCGCCTACAGCGCCACCCCGCATAGCAAGCGCGCTTGTACCGCCCAGGATTGCATTTTGCACTCCCGGCAGAACGTTACCGCCGCCGAATAAACCGCCACCTTTCCCGCCTGTGATAGAGCCTAAAATCCCGGACAGATTCCCACCAGCACCCGCGCCAGGAAGCCCCAGCGCAGACGCTATATCCGCCGCCGCCGCTTGCGACACCATCGTTTTGATGATGCTGATAAACGAGTCGAGCATCCCGTCCAGCCCATCCTCGAACGGGTCGAACAGGAATTCTGCGAATGCGTCCTGAATGTTCTTCGCGGCCTGCTCGCCGTAGGTCGAAAGCTGTTCCGTCGATCCGGCCAGGATCTCAGCCTCATCCTGAGCGAGGTTTGCGATAGCGCGGTTTATTTCGTCGGCACGCTCCGGGAACTCTTGCGCCGCGATGTTGAGTTGTAGCATCGCCTCCCGAACCGCCATCAACTGCCGCTCTTGATCCGGCAGGGATTGGCGTATCAGATCATCGGTGGACCGCTTGTAGTCGAGCGTGGACTTTGCCAGTTCGTCGGCTGCCTTCTTCGCTGCCTCTTGTGCGTCGATGGTTCGCGCCAGGCCGAGCACGCGCTCTTTATCGGCGTCGGACAGCTTGCCGTATAGGCCAAGCTGGATTTCTGCGGACAACTGCGCCTCTTCGGTTTCAAGACCGAACAGGGCAATCCGTTCTTCGAGCGATCCGATAAGCGATTGCCACGCCTTTTCCTGCGCCGATATTTCCTTGGTGGCGGCCTTGACAGCGACAGACGATGCCTTGAAAGCCACCGCCGATGCCTTGGTAGCTGCCGAACCCTCGCGCGTCTTGACGATTCCCTGCGTCTGCACGTCCAGCAATTCGCGCTGCTGGGCGGCAAGCGATGCTATTTCCGCCTCGACCTGGGCGATTACCGCCGATTGAGTGCCCGCACCGAACATGCGCTCTTGATTGCGCAGCCCTTCCAACTTCTCGCGCAGGCTGTCGATGCGTATTTCGATGCCTGCGATAGAGTCGGATTGATCGCCCCAAACGAACGCATTTTCGAGCTGGTCGAGAAATGATATAGCGGTCGGGATTTGCGCGATAAGCTCGGACAGTCCCGACGTGATCGACAGCAAACCGTTGGCGATTGAAGCTGCGCCTGCGGCAAATTCCGGGCTTGATATAGTCGCCGCCAGCCGCTCGATATTGAGCCGCAGTTCCTCGGCGGATTCAGACGGCCCGGCCTCGAACAAATCGCCGAAAGCGTTTTGCAGCCCTTTAAGCGCACCCCCCAGCGTATCCCTAGCGGCTCTTGCCGAGCCTTCGTACTGCCGCTCCAGTTCGTCAAGAATGAACCGCTGCGCGTCAAGCGTCCTGCCGCTTTCGACAAGCGCCTTGACCATCTCCTTTTGCTGGTCTGTAAACGTGGTCCCGGATCGCGTGAGCGCGGTTAACCCGGTGGCTGGATCTTGCAGCGCTTTGCCGATCTGTAGGATTGAGGAATTGAGGTCGGTCCCCATCCGCGTGGACAGGTCTAGCGCGGCCTGAGTAGCGCGGTCGAACACATCTTCGGTGATGTTCTGGAATGACAGGAGGCGCGCTTGCGCTTCGATGATCTGCTCATCACCGAAAAGCGTGATGCTTTGCAGGCGCGACGCTTCGGCTTGCAGTTGCGCTACCGTGCGCCCAACGCGACCCGCTGACAGCTCTACGCCACGCTCAAGCTGTGCAAAGGCCGCTTGTTGCTCATTGGTCGAAGAGATGACTTTTGCGGTAAGCGCGGTGAGCGCCGCAACGCCAGCACCGATGCCTATGCCGATGCCGCGCGCTGCGCCGGAAAACTTTCCGGATGCTGTCTCAGCTCCGCCGGCCGCTCTCTCGAAGTCTTTTAGTGCTTCGGACCCTTTCTTAACCTGGGTCGAGTCGACGCCAATCCCGAGCTTTGAGAAAAACTCAGCCATGTCGACCCCCTACATAGGGGGGAGTTGGGTTTTTGCCAGACGCTTTACGGAGTTCGCTCACGTAGGCCATCGATAGGGTCCGCATCAACTCCGCCTCTTCCCCGGTTATTTCTGCGCCGCTGACCTGCATCCATGCCGCGATGTCGAGCCAAGAAAGCGGCATGATCCCCATCGCATCATTCCGCAGCCGTCCGGTGGCCATGAAATCGTTCAGCAGATACCAGTCGCCCTGCAATAGCGGTGGCATGGCACCCGCCGCCCGTTCTATCCCTACTATCTCCCTCCGCTGTTTCGATAGCCCATCCGGTACGGCATCGAACCAAGCCAACTGCCGAACGTATAGAATCAGTCGTTCGGCGCGAGCCCCAAAAAACGCGATTCATCCCGGATAAACGCGGACGCCTGTTCTCCGTTGTATGGCCACACCTGCGTCCAAAACAGCTTCGCATCATCTAGCGACAGCGGCTTGCCGTCAGCACCCACCACATTCTCCCACGACACCGTACAGGCCGACACGATGGCAATGGCAACCTGTTCGCGGTCATCGTCATCGAGTACCTTGTCGGCGTTCTCGCGCCGCAATTGCCTGACAGCGTTCTTGAACCGGGCGGAATTCTCGCCGGCCAGTCGCACGGTGACAGGCTCGCCGCCGTGCGTCATTGGCCGCTTCCACGGATCTACAACCGTGTACTCTGCCCCTGCGTCGAACTTCGCACGATAGTCGAACGCGAACGGGTTGAAGTCAGCCATGTTTTACACCGTGACAATGGGTTTGTTGATCTCGATACTCGCCGTACCGACGAAAAACGAATCGACGCCGGAATGGTTGCGCGTGAAGCTGGACACGATGCCTGTGAAGTAGTCCTTTGCGCCATCGGGTCGCGTCACTCGGCATGAGATGCCGGTGTTGTTCCCCATGTTGGCGGCCAGGATGCCTTGGCCTGCGTCTGCGGCGACATGCGCGAATCCAATGGCGACCGACCCATAGTCGATGCTGCCGGTGGATTTCTGCGTCACACGGTTGTCGATAGGGTTGAACGTGTTCACCGACGTGGACGGCCCGAACTCGGGAATGTCGCTCACGTCAGTGACCGGGGTCCACGTCAGGGCGTTGTAGCCCGCTGCGTCGTAGGTGGCCGGCAGCGATGCCGATACAGCGAAAGTGGTGCCTGCGGCTGATAAAGCAGTCATTGTGTTACCTCACATTTTCGTAGGGAATTGAAACAGCAACGGCAACCCAGCCGCCGTCAATCACCGCCGGACCAATCGACCCGGCGCGGTGAACCTTGAACGCGGACGTAACCAGACCGCGCGGAAACAATGCCAGAACTTCTTCGGCCAGGGTGTATGGCGCAATCACGCCCACGCCCGCCTTGTCGTCTACCGACACCTGGATAATGCCGCGTTCGACATTCCACGAATTCAGGCCGACCGTTTCGGTATCCGCCGGCAGAATGTACGC